GAAATCAAAGTTTTTGTAAACCCATGCCGCAACTTCCAGCCATTCATGTTCACGAACTGTAATCGTGATGCTAGGCTTGTGTTCGCACCAATGCTTTTGGTACGTGAGCCAAAGTTCAAGATGTTGAATAGGTGAGATATCATCGTTAATTAACGCTCCTTCTGGTGCTTCGATTGGAAAAGAAAACACAGCCGTGCTTTTACTTTCGACATCCCCAACAGCATCCTCACAAGGAATTCCTGAGTCCATGAGGAATTGTGTCAATGGGTCTTTCTTGTCCCCACGGACGCGCCTGATGTAGTGTTTGCTGTGTCGGGGGTGGATACCACTGGCAGCGTCTACAAGCTGGCTGACGGTCCCTGATGGCTTTACACAGGTAATGGCTGTACTCTGTTGGATGCCCAATGAATCGGCCCACACTTCATTTGTATCAACAGCAACCTTTCTTAGGCGCTGCAACATACTATCAAGGTCACCCTCGCCACCATTCGTTAGCTCGTTATCCATGATGCCTGTCATGCTAACACCCAGTAGTCGCTCTTCTTCTGTGGTGGCTGACCAGATTTTTCTGAGGTATTTAAAGTCAGTTAGAGTAGCTTGGTATGTTCCAAGGATGGTGGCAAGCTTCACTTTCTTTTTAATAGTTTCCTCAGTGTCATCCTTTTTAACCACCACCTCTGTAAGATTACAGAACTGATTTGGTCGTAGGATAATTTCACAGCAAGGGTTAGTACCAAACTCATGGTCTGGGTTACGCCTACCATTCACAGCAACCTGTTTCTTGGCAGCAGCACGACTGAACATACCCCTCTCACCTGACCGGCTTTCGTACAGTGAGTGCCACTCCTTCATAAACACATTCATGTCAGGCAAAGACTTATACACAGCAGAGTTGTTAGCGTAAGACCGATGGCTGTGGTTGTTCCACCAGTCACCAGACTTGGATGCTCGCAACAGATCATCGCTAAGGTTGCTGAGAGAGATAAGGGCTGAACGGCGCACACCGCCTACTACTACTACTTGTGCCGTCTTACAAACAAGATCGTGACACTCTAAGCTACTTAATCGCCGTCCAGCCGCTTTAGTAAACATGTTAACTGCAAATCGGAACAGATCATTCAATGGCTCTGGGCCAGAGGCTCGTCCCCCAAAGGTCTTTAGTCGTGCGCCAGCAGGGCGTACAAGCGACATGTCCCACGTTGGGATTTGCCCAGAGTATAGCAAGGAGATCAATTCCTTAAATGCCCTTGCCCAACCAGACTTACTGTCCTTAACCTTGACTACTATTGTGCTGTCCTCGAAGTGTTCCGCTACCTCTGGAAGCTTAGTGATGCACTCACGCTCAACAGAGAAGCCTACCCCCGTACCATTCATAAGGATGTACAACACCTCATCGAATGCTCTTGGGCTGTCAATAGGAACATAAGCACAATTGTATGCAGCCACATTGCAACGCTCTACAGCAGTACCCGCCGTCATCAACAGCCGCATGGATGGCATGATGTCCAGATTAAGTACTGCGGTCTGCAACTCAGTGCGGGTTGCGACATCAAGGTCAACGTTGTTCTTTTCTTTCAACCGACTGACCATGTAATCAAAGTACCGGGTCACGGTTTCATCCCAAGTCTCTCTGCGTTGTTCTTCATCAACCCAACGAGAGTAACGAGAGGTGTGAATATATTTTTGGTATGGTGTCGGTAGTACAGTCATATTACTTTCGTCCATTAATTATACTCCACTTAAATCTGGTTCTTTGTAATTAGAAGACTTCAGCACTTTGCCGTCCTCCCTGTAAATTGGTTTGCCGTCATCCCCAAGCTTTGACATGTTGGACTCATGCACCCTATCAAAGATGGCGTCCATGTCCCAGCCGTAATCAACGAACAGCCCAGTCAAAACATATAACAGGTCAGCCGCTTCTTTCTTCATCATGTTAAAAGGCATAGGCTCATCAGAGGAGTATGAAAATACTAAGGACAATGGAATAGCCTCCATTAATTCTTTGTACTCTTCTTCAATTAATTTTACACGCCTGTGTATGGATGGTGTTTGACCAAAGGCTTCTTGAAATTCCTTGACTGACTCATAGAACTTGTTCACAGCCCAACGCCCTTTTCAAACTCTAGGTCACGGTCGTACTCTTCTCGCTTCTTTCGCAAGTAGTTCAAGTACCACAAAGCTTTATCTAAATCTTCCAAGGGCTTTCCCTTATGCTCATAGCGAGCTAGGTACTTACTTACGTTGCCCCCAAGGTAGCCTAAAAACTTTGTCTGTGACATTGACTCTTCTATCAATTCAATTGTTTCGCGTCCCCCAACATTATAGTGGGGTGGGCTGTTCACACTGTCACCTGTCATCGTTTTCTCCGCGCAACCATTCGTCATCGATAACTCTGTTACTGAACTTGAACCCGTACTTGTTACACCAGTCCCCGTAGCTTGTCTTAGAACGTTTGTTAATCTTAGTGTTGACATTCATAAAGACAAATCGGACATCGATACTGGGGTGCTGCTTACGAAATGTCAAATGCTTTGTTCTGTCTTCAGAAGTAAAGAACCCTTTAGTTTCTATGTAGAAATTATATTCCGGTATGTAGAAGTCCGGCGTGTAAGTTGTGGTGTTTGGTACAAACTCGTAGGAGTCAGGCTCGTAGTCAAAGCTAAGGCCCCGCTTAATAAGGTCACTTGCAAACCCAACCTCAAAGTTACTTCTATACCTTGTGCCCATTGCGTTTCGTGTCGTGCGTTTACGTCTTGACACGGAAGGGCCTGTATCTGGATTGAAGAAGTTGAATACCTTCTAAAAGAAACTCTTTAGTTTTTGGGCACTCGGTATTCATTGGACTGTTAGATTCGCTTGATAAAAAGTTCTGCTCAATGAACACACAGGCACCATACTTTAACACTCCAATTATTTTGTCTAGATCAGTTTGTATTTTTTTACAGTTTGATTTGTAATTATCGTCATTCCAGTATGCCTCTATGGACATAGCAGGAACCCGCTTTATTGTTATTGGCAAGCAATGGTCATTGCTACGCTTCCAGCTTTCTCCTCCTTCACGCTTTTCATTTTCAGCGTACACAAAAAAGCACTCTTCGTTAAAACTAACATCAGAATTAAAAACTCTATTGACTACTAATACTGGCACTAGAGTTCTTCCGTTACGTACTTGGAGTACCAGACCATAGGTGGGTTAGCTCTACCAGAAGCAACCTTGTACTTCAGTTGGGCTTTGGGCCAGCAGTGTTCTTTGAAGTCACAGAACGAACAGGTGGTGCCTAGTACTCGGTTACCTGTCTTTTGTTTCCTGTACATTTCTGGTTCATCATCAAGCTTCTGCACTTTGATTGTGGGGTCTTGTAGTACTGTCATGTTGTAGGCAGCCTTAGCCAGCGCAGCCTTGCTCTCTTCGTCCTGTATGGACGGGGCATTGCATACAAGCACCTCACCGGAGGACTTGTTCATAACAATCCAACCCCCGAAAGGTTTGTCTACAGCAGCAGCGTACAAGTACCCTTGCAGGACGTACCCGAACGGATCACTATCTTTAACTTTATTGTAGTTTGAAAACTTATTCATGTAGGCGTATGGACTTGAAGTCTTAATGTCCCATACCTTGCCATCGATAATTACATCAAGGGTGCCATTTACTTTAATGCCAGCAACTGTAAGAGATACCTTTTCTTGGTACGCCTCTACGTTTATGCCAGCCTCTTTCATCTCAATGTACATCAATGTCTCAAGCAAGTCCCCGAACAGGAACCGATTGACAGAGTTGTAGTCCATCTTCTTCTTAACCGCAGTGCCGTCCCGCTCAAGCTGTTGTTGGCATAGTGGTTTGCCCAAGCCTGACATGCGGGGTCGCCACTTTTGGGTGGCCTTCTCATTAGAGAATTGGCGAGCGAGTGATAGTGACGCCCCCTCACCAAAAAAAGCGATAGTCTCAGGAGAGAGTTTCCTCTCCCCCGAAACCACACCTTGCAAATAAATCTGCAAATACTCTTTAATGAGGTTAGTCATTAGAGTCGAGAGCCTCTACAATTTCTGCGTCAGCAAATTCGCCACGGGCGTCCTTATATTCTGACTCAATGTAAGCATTGTGAGAGTTAACCGACTCAACGAACTTCTCAAGAATAGGCACATCAGCCGCAGGATCAAACTCAACGTAATCCTTAACGTCGATCTTTGACTTGTAGTAGATGTTGCCCCCGTACTTCTGTCGCAGGGTAGAAAGCTTTGCTCTAGTGTTAAACATCAGCTTACCCTGCTTCTCTAGGGTCTTGATCCAATCCGCAACAGGCATGAAGTTACTGCCTCGTGCGTACCAGACAACTGGTGTAGCTGCGATCTCATCAGTCTCAGCAGTACCGTAAATAACTTGGGCACATTTGACGTTAGCTTGAAGAGTCCTCTCTGGGTCGTCAGGGTCTAGCAATGCCAGTTCCTTTTTACCCAGCTTACCACAGCGAATGCCACCCGAGTTATCAAAGAACTCGTCGCCAAACGAAGCTGCTTGGATTGTCATGCTTCCATACGTCTGCTCTGCATTGTCCCAGACGGTGTACATATACCGCCGCAGGAAAGGTCGGAACGTCAGTTCCTTTGTGTGCTGCCAGTCCCCTGAACTATCCTTAAACTTCCACTGACCTCTAGGAAGGGTGTTGCCTTCTTCGTCCTCAGTGTTGTGTTCAATGGAAAGCTTGGGTAAAAAGTCAACACTCTTTGTTGAACCCGAACCGGGGTCCGACTGTCCCAGCATTGCCATGATAGCAGAAGTGTCTGCCTTATCAGCCGTTACAAGATCAGTCAACGATGGGGTTGCCACTACAGCTAGATTACTCATATATTAAGTCCTTTCATAGGTTCCAACCTCTGTGAGGTCAGACCAATTGCTTCCAATCTTTAACTCTATACCAACAGGTATATTGTAGTCAACCCCAAATCTCAAAGAACACTCGTCCTTGAGACTTAGCATCGCTTCTTTCATTAGCCTAATACTAATCTCCTCTTCATCGGGGTGAACGTCCATTACTATACTATCGTGTACTGTATTACAGATCAAGCTTTTTAATCCGTTCTCTTTTATTTTTTTACTAAGAACTACTAATGCAACCGGCAACAGATCGGCTGTAGCAAATCCTTGAACAGGATAATTTTTTATTTGTGTAGAGTTAGAGTATCCACCATTGGGATACTTCCTAACGTTAGGGAACATGTACTCACGGCTAGACGGTAGGGTTATCTTTTTCCTGACCAGTGCCTCGTTGCATAGCCTTTGCTGCCACGCTGCAACACCAGAGTACTTCTGAAGAAAGGCGGTGTAGTAACGGCGCTCTGCCTCGGTCCCTGTTGTGCCACCGTATAGGGGCTTAAATGTGTGAGCCTTTGCGTCTTGCCGGGATACACCGATCACTTCTGCTGTGTACGAATGTACATCAACATTGTTGTTAACGTCTTCGATTGCCTGTTCGTCTTGAGATAGGAAGGCAGCCACCCGAAACTCTAGCTGACTGTAGTCTCCCTCAAGTATCTTGCCGTTCTCGAACCGGCTTACAATTGCAGCACGAACAGGGAACGTACCGCTTCTTGGCATGTTCTGGAAGTTAGGATTGCGCGAAGATAGGCGACCTGTTGCTGTTATGCACTGCATAAACTGCGGGTGGATGTACCCTTTCTTGTTCATGTTAATTTTAATGTTCTCAATAAAAGTATTAAGATACGTAGATAACGCATTGTATCTCATATACTTTTCAAGGAACTCTCTTTTCTGCCCGTCAACCTGTAACAGCTTGCTGCGTATAGTTGTCATGTCTGTCTTAAAACCGTGAACAGACAGGTCTTTCTCATTCTCTGGTCGCAAGCCAATACCGGCAATGTCGTTAGTCTCATGGTAGGTCGAGCCTCTACCAAAGCACACCTTGCATTTGCGGGGCATACCGTAGCTGCCATCCCTACGAACAAACTCTACCCGCCCACGTTCGCCACAGGTGGTGCATCCTCTACGTTGTGTTTTATTGAAGGAGCGTACCTTGGGTCGGTAGTTAATAATAAAATTACGGGTCGAGGTTGTTCTGACAAACTTTTTCTTCCGTTTGCCATCCTTGAGTACAGTGCCTAAGTCGAAGTGAGACTTCCAAACCCTCTTGTCCTTAACAGTCAGAGAGTAGAAAAGCTTCGAGCGATCTTCAGCAGAGGCAAGGTTTATTGGCGTGTCACCACACAAATCCTTTAGTGCGGCGTCTAGGTCTTCTTCTAGTTGTGCATGTTCTCTTTTAAAGTCTCCTTCAATTTGTTTTATTTTTTCCCCGTCAACCTTGATGCCGTTTGTTTCGATGTCACAGAGAACACGACAAACATCCATGTGAAGCTTGACTACAGGTTCCATCATTGGATTGACCATTCCTTCAAATCTATGTCAAGCAACTCTGCTTGCACCATTGCTAAGTCATACGTTGAATCAACGTCCTGCTTACCATACTCCTCTAGGATTGTCCATGACATTTCATCAGGACCAACCTCCCAGTTGTTAATCAGTCCTGTTTTCTTCTGCTGGACTGCGCGCCTCTTGCACGAAGCATCAAGGCTTATCTCTCTGTTCATGCCCCTAGCCAGTAGGTACTCGATGCCCATCGTATCCCACACCTTACCATCGTAGCTAAAGCCACAGTGCAGTAGCCACTGGAGGTCGTACTTAATGTTGTGCCCCACCAACAGTGTGGTGGAATACAGAACACTCTGCAACAAACTGAAGTTGTTTGGAGTGGGCGACTTTTCAGAGTGGTAGAAGCACAGGTAGTTTTCATCTCCTGTATTTGTTTTGTATCCCACCGACACCAACTGGTTCTTGCCAGAGTATGGTGTGCTGTCCTTTTTAGAAAAGGTGTTCTCAATATCAAGACAGGTAATCATACGTAGTACTTTCCTGTTGCGATGTCCAAGAAGGCATGGGCCGTCCCGTGCCAACCATTAACTTTGTTCTTGCTTATTGTTAGGAAACGTGTGTTGTCCTCAACACCCAAGCCCTTGCCGATGCCAAGGATAACGTCAGCCTCGCCAGCCTTGCCGGTACGACTGTTGTCCATCATGGAGAAGTCAATGATCTCCCGCTGGTGCGCCTCGTAGTTAGCCTGAGACACAGCCCAAACAAGGCAGTCATTGCGCTTGGCTAGTTCACGCCCCGACACGTACAGTTCCTTCAGTCGCTCGTCACCGCGCCCAAAGTCACCACCAATCTTGACCTTATCTAGCTGGTCAATAAGTATAACGTCTGGTTTGTTGAGTGCAGTAAAACTACCAAGTTCTGTTATGTCTGTACCAACGGAATCAATGACAACAAGGTTACTGCCAATAACAGAATCATATGTTTCTTTGTAATCATGTTTGTTCTCCGCAAGTGTGTACTTATCTACACCAAAGAAAGCTGTGGTTATTCTAAGCTTTACTTTCTTAGCCAACTCTTCGTTGGCCCAGTAGTGTACCTTCTTACCTTGTGCGAGGTACTGAGCCACAAGATGTGAGCAGAAGCTTGTCTTGCCTACCTCTGGTCTGGCAAAGATGATACCAAAGTCTCCCCGGTTCATACCGGACAGGTGTTCCTCCAACGTAGGAACCCCGAACAGAAACTCAGGGGGCTTACTGGTGGACTCCATCAACTCTTCAAATGTGTCCTTGACAATGGTAAAGGTTTCGTGTCCTTCCATTGAGTTGTTAGTCACACGGTCCATGAGCTTGGCAATGTCAGCAAAGGCATTGGGGTCGTCACCAACCCAGAACTGTACCGCCTTCTCTCCGATAAGCTTTGCCATGCTGCGTTCCCAGAACGTCTTGGCATAGTCGTAAGCCAAGTCATCATCCATGTCGGG